GATGGTCTACAAAAGATTTAACAGCAAAACTTATAGCGAACCAAAAAGAACCAAAGTCTGATCAGTGGCACGTGGTCGAGTTTCCGGCAATCATGGACCACGGACCAGTGTGGCCAGAGTATTGGGAGTTGGACGAGTTAGAGAAAGTCAAAGCTTCACTACCCGTAGGCAAGTGGAACGCGCAGTGGATGCAATCACCAACCAGTGAGGAAGGTGCAATCATTAAACGTGAGTGGTGGAGAGTGTACGATAAAGAAACTATACCGCCTCTTCAACACGTTATACAATCTTACGATACAGCGTTTCTTAAAAAAGAAACAGCAGATTACTCAGCCATTACAACATGGGGTATATTTTATCCAAACGAAGATAGCCCAGCTAATCTTATATTATTAGACGCCATCAAAGGTAGATACGAGTTTCCAGAGCTAAGACGTATAGCCCTTCAACAATACGATTATTGGAAACCTGAGTCTGTAATCGTTGAGGCAAAAGCATCTGGACTTCCGCTGACTTATGAGTTAAGACAGATGGATATACCAGTGATTAATTTCACGCCTAGCAAAGGTAACGATAAACATGCTAGGGTAAATGCCGTAGCACCGCTTTTCGAGTCTGGAATGATATGGGCGCCAGATCAGAAATTTGCAGAGGAGGTGATCGAGGAATGCGCTGCATTTCCAAACGGCGATTACGACGACCTTGTGGACTCTACAACACAAGCTATCATGCGCTTCAGGCAGGGCGGATTGATTCAACACCCTGAAGATTATCTCGATGAAAAAAAAGACCCTAGACCGAAGGTATATTATTAATGGCACAAAAAATTGGAATGATCGCTTACAACCTTGCAAGAGAACTTCTTGTTAAAGATAAAGGTGGTATAGCTACCCTCCCACAAAACAAAGAAATTTTAGGAAAAGTTCAAGACATATTTCAAATGTTAAAAGCTGGTGGATACAATCCTATTTCAGCAGAGAGAGATATTAAGAATACAAAAGATTTAAAAAGAGTTTTAACTGATGTTGAGATGAAACTAACGATGGAGAAAGATCTTAGAAAAAAATCTTCTGAAGGCATAGAGCAAGTTTTAGATAAAATGGAGAAAGGCGTGCCTTTAAATCCTGGTGATCAAGCTAAGATAGAAGGGGGTACACCAGATAAAGTTTTGGATGCGTTTAAAGGTTTTACACCTAGAGTTATTCAAGGCGGTAAGTCAGAGGGTATAGAAAAATTAATTAAGGATGGTGATGTTAACATAGGCACAGCACCAAAGACGACCAAAGAAACGATTGAGAGAAAATCTATGATTGATCCTAAACTTACTGATGAAGAAAACATTAAAAACATCATGAAAGAAAACAAAGCTGCTGCAAAAAGATTAGAACAGAAAATGAATCCTGAAAAAGATTTAGGAGATAGGTTAAAAGATTTTGACGGTGATCCAGATGCTATGGCAGAAGGCGGTTTGATGAGAGTAGGAATGTTTGCAGGTGGACAACCATTTAGAAGACTATTACAATTTTTAAACGAACAAACAGGTAGGACGGGTTCAGAAGGTTTAAAGAAATTAAAACTACCTGATCAAATGAAATTTTTTGCAGAGAAGCAAGGGTTTAATCCTGATCAAAACAGAATAGAATATGTTGAACAGGTTTTAGATGCATTAAAAGCAGATAGAAAATTAATAAGAAGTTTAGAGTCAGATGCCCCAAGCGCTGTTACAGGCAAAGCAAAAGATGAAATGGAACTTATAGCAGATAAAATGTTTACACAAAATTTTTTAGGTGACACACAAAAAGGAAGATTTAAAGGAATGACATCAAAAGATTATGATAAAAGTATTTTAGAAGTAGAGACTATACTTAAGAATTTAAAACCTGAAGGTAGAAAGCCCAATGCAGAAGGGGGCTTGATGAGATTAGGATTTGAGAAAGGCGGTATGTCTCGTAGATCATTCTTAAAACTTATGGGTGGACTTGCGTCCATACCTGTTCTTGGTAAATTATTTAAACCTGCAGCAAAAATAGCTAAAGTTTTACCTCTAAAAAACACAACAACAGAAATGCCTGCATGGTTTCCTAAATTTATAGATAAAGTTACTTATTCTGGTGTGGGTAAAAAGATAGATGCAGACATTATGCAATATGAAGTTAAAGAATTACCAGGTATAAAAGTTTATAAACATGATGATGGTAAAGTTTTTGTTGAAGGACAAAATGATTATTCTAAATCTTATGAGATAGAATACACACCACCGGGTTATGAACTCGTAGACGAAAAAACAGGTAAAGCTGTTAAGAGACCAGGAGACTTTATGGCACAAGAAGAAGTTCCTGTAAATGTTGACCCAGATGGTAATGCAGATTTTGACGGAGAAATTTTAGAAAGCGTTGATGATATTTTAAGTAGTGATGCAAGAGCCATGGAAGAATTTGCAACAGGTAAGAAACTTAAAGAAATGAAACGAGGCGAGTATAACGTTGGTCAAGCTGAAGCTAGAGCAGAACAAGCAGCCGATGAAGCTGCAGAACTTTCTGATGAATTTTCTCAAGGCGGTCTAGCCTACATGTTAGGAGAATAATGAAGATAGCACACTACGAACAGATGATGGACTACCTTACAGGTCCTAGAGAAAGATTTAGGAATGGTGGAAATGTAGATTTAAGCAGAGGTACACCAAGTATCACTGATAATAAAGAATTTCAAAATAAAGTAAAAAAATTAAGAGATAAAAAAACACCTGTTAAAGAGATAGCAAAAAAATTAAATACAAGTGTTCCTACTATTGAGAGAACCGTAAAAAAAATTGGCGAGACGGGTAAAGCAAGAAAAGAGGTTGTAGCTCAAGAAAAATTAAAACAAGCTTATGATAGTTTTGTAAAAAACACTGGAGAGATTCCTAGAATACAGGACATGAGAGATGCGGGGCTGTCTCAAGAAGCTATAGCTAGGGCACAGAGAGAGGGCATAGAGTTTGGTAGAACAGGAGAGGGTAAGGGTTCTACAAAAGCAAAAGCCGTTAACGATGATTTAATAGCGATGAGTAAAAACAATAAAATTAAAAAAGCCCTTGCTGATGGAATTATACCAAATGTTCAAGATGTAATAAAAGTTACTAGTGCTACTGATGAAGCGTCGGCTTTAAATAGACTTGTACAATTAAGTGATGAAATTCTTTCTAATAGAAAAGATTTAAATTTAAAATTAGATAAATATAAATCTTCAGCAAAATTAATTTTTGACAATGCTGATGTGTTAAATAGTCAAATAAGAGAAATAGCTGAAAAAGAAATTGGCGCCTCTGTTGGAGAACAATCAATAAAAAATCCTAGAAAAGATATAGTAAGGCAAAACATAATGCCGGGTTATAATATTGATGAACCTGCAGGAGTCATGTCTTCTTACAGAAGAGGAAGCAAGCCTTATGGAATTTTTAGTCAGGCAATAGGAGCTGATCTAAATCAAGGAGATAAACTCTCTTTTGATGTGTTTAAATCCATAAAAGAAAAAGAAATACAAATGGCGAAAGGAAATGAAAGGGTAAAAAAAATTAATGAGTTTAACCAGGGTGTTATTAAATATGAAAAACTTTTAAATGCAGATAGAAAACCAGGTGAATTAAAAGTTAAATTATTTAGAGCTAGCATGAAAGATCCTTCAAAAACTGTATCAAGATTTAGTCAACTACCTAAAGAGTATCAAACAGCTTTTACAAATACTTATAACAAACTTGGGTATTCTTTCGAAGTTCCAAAAGATATTAAAACAATCTTTGAAATGAGAGAGGATATAAAGAAACCTGCTGTTGCAGCAAAAGTGGCTGAAAGAGTTAAGACGGGTCAACCAAGAGTTCTATCATCTTTTGGTATACCTGATCCAGAATCTCTTTCTGCTTTTGGTAAAGCAGGAAAGATAGCAAAGGTTGCTGCTAAAGGAGAGGCTGTTATTGCTCCTTTGTTTTTAGCTGGTGGAGCAATGTACGGATTACCTTTTAGTAGAAATATTAACGAAGCAACTTATGGACTGTTGGGAGATTCTAAAAATGAATTTTTAATCAAACAAAATCCTGATGCAGAAGTAGTTTTAAATATAATGCGAGAAGAAGAAAAGTATAAAAATCTTTTAGAAAATTATAACAATGCTACACCCGCTACTCGACTTCAATTTAAAGATAAGATGATTGCAAAAGAAAATGAATTTAAAAATAAAATTGAAGCGTTTAAATCTTTACCAGAAGATCAGATACTAAAGTCAGCTGAAGCTGTTGATAAAGTAACACAAGAATATGAAAATATTTTAAGACAAAATAGAGAAAGACGTTTTCAATATGGTGTGATTCCAAAGAAAGAATTATTTGTAGATATCAAAGATTATTTTGGAGGTATCGGAAAAAACGTAAGTCCCGTTGAAAATGTTTTAGGGACACCAATACCAACAGGACAAATACCAACTGAGTTAGCAGGCGGCGGCATAGCTAAATTAGCAGGTAAATCATCAGGCCCACCACCAGAATCAGGACCCTTACCACAGGGCTTGGATTTTTTAATAAAACGTGGTAGACAATCATAGGAGTTTAAATGGCAGATATAGATAAAGGACTTCCTAATACTCGTACCCAGGTTAAAGTTCCGGGCGAAGAGGTCGAGATAAAGGAAGAAATAAAAGAACAGCAACCCGTTGAAGTTATCCCCGAAGAAGATGGTGGTGCAACGATTGACTTTGATCCAAGTGCAGTAAACGTACCTGGAACAGAATCTCATTTTGATAATCTTGGAGATATTTTACCTGACGATGTTTTAGAACCGTTAGGCTCTGAATTAAAAAATAATTACATGGACTATAAAATGTCCAGAAAAGAATGGGAGAAAGCATACACAGATGGTCTAGATCTTTTAGGATTTAAATACGAAAACAGAACAGAGCCTTTTCAAGGAGCTTCGGGTGCCACGCACCCTGTACTAGCAGAAGCAGTTACACAGTTCCAAGCTACAGCATACAAAGAATTATTACCAAGTGATGGTCCAGTAAGAACACAGACTTTAGGAATTAAAACACCACAGAAAGATCAACAAGCACACAGAGTAAAAGATTACATGAATTATTTAATTATGGATCAAATGAAAGAATACGAACCAGAGTTTGATTCTATGCTATTTCATTTACCTCTTGCAGGATCTACATTTAAAAAAATTTACTACGATGATTTATTAGGTAGAGCCGTTTCTAAGTTTGTGCCTGCTGATGATTTAATCGTACCTTACACAGCAAACAGTTTAGCAGAAGCAGAAGCTATTATTCACGTTGTAAAAATGTCAGAGAACGATTTACGTAAACAACAAGTTGCAGGATTTTATTCTGATGTTGAGTTAACACCACCAGGTATTAGCGTAAATGACGACGTTTCAAAAAAAGAAAAAGAATTAGAAGGCACTAAAAAATCTGGAAAACCAATTCCTATGTATACTCTTCTTGAGTGTCATGTGGATCTAGATTTAGAAGGCTTCGAAGACATTGGTCCAGACGGCGAGCCGACTGGTATCAAGCTGCCCTACATCGTTACAATCGAAGAGGGTAGTGGAACGGTTCTTTCGATAAGAAGGAACTATGCGCCCAACGATCCAAAAAAACAAAGAGTCCAATATTTTGTCCACTTTAAATTTCTG